GTTGGTCGCAATTGTAGGCGAAATGCCCACGATGGCCCACAGCTTGACAAGTTGCTACGATCGCAGATGAAACCACAGCTCCAACAAGATCAACTGAAAGTGCGAACAAAACATGGGAGACATCGCAAACAACTCGCACTCCGGCATCCAAGATGCCGCTCTGCATAGTGAGCTTCTCTTTTGCCGGTTCGTAAATTGTAAATGTATCCTTGAATCCTTCCACGATCTCCTCTTTAGTCACTGGTTTGAAATAATCAGCAACCTTGTGTCCTTCTGCATCAACAGTGCGGCGAGCAATTTCCATTATCTTAGGTAAGTGTTCATCATACACCTCCTCACCATGCCAATAGAATTCCCGCAGGGCACCATTCAGGTTCCCAGCGCAAATCTCAGCGACAGTTTCACGTTGTTGCGCTTTAGGTCTCTTTGCTGTTGTCAGGGATTTAAAAATCGACTTCAATTCAAGACATCCCACACGTTCTCCCAACTGAGGGTGAAAAAAGAATTTCCTCTTCAAGAAGGAGACCTCATCCACATGCATATATCTCTGCGTGTGAAAAGTCTTCTGAGCATTAGTGAATTTCATCCCTATGGCATCTAGCTCATGGGATAGTGTATCCAAACCAAAATGAAGTCCAAGTTCATCAAGTTTGGGCACGTTGAAATTCAAAACAATATCGTCGCCGTATGTGATTACCGCGCAAACATCTTTGAATAAAGGAATCTTCCCCATCTCAGAAGTCCTATTTGCACTGTAATAACAGTATCGCACAATCAACCTATTTTGTCCAGAATTTCTCTCCACAGTATCCGGTGTTCCGGAAGCACTCAATCGAAATGCTGAGAAGATCAAGCCATCCAGCTCAAAGAGAGGAAACATGGTTTCTGTTGCAATTCCATCAAAAATGGATAGCAATTCGTCACCAAATCCACACTTCTCCAAAAACCATCGCCGGAAATCCATATCTGCCTTCGCAAATTGTGGGTCTATTGTTTGATCAAATGCCGAATAATCACCATCGCC